ATCCATGGTGTAGACAATAGGGAAAAGCCCATCTTCAAACAACGTGCGGCTCGTTTCACACCAGAAGATGCTGTTGAAGACCATAAGCAAATGATGGACTACATCCGCATTATGATTGAAGGTAAATGGGAACAAAAGTTTGTTGTCGTTGGGCATCATTCACCTAGCAAACAGTCAACCCATCCTCGGTATAAAGAAGAAGTTGTTATGAATGGTGGCTATAGTTCCGATTTGGATGATTTTATCATTGACCATCCACAAATTAAACTATGGACTCATGGGCATACGCATGAAGACTTTGATTACATGATTGGTAGCACAAGAATCGTTTGCAATCCACGTGGTTACATTCGTTACGAAGACCGTGCAGATAGATTTGAACTTAAATTTTTGGAGATTTGATATGAAACCTGGTCCTAATTTTAAAATTAATCGTAGTGTTAAACGCCGTATGGCTACTATGGTTAATCCATTTGAGAGGCATTCGTACAAGAATGCTATGATTCACGCACAACTTGTTGGCAATAAACCTGTTGTGCATGAGAAGAAACAGAAGGCAAAACTTGAACAAGTTTAATACCGCTCACATGGAAGCGGCTGAAGTTTACGCTAAGTTATCTTCAGCCCGCCGTTTGAAAGTTGGTTGTGTTGTCGTAAAGGATAATACAATCATTAGTATTGGATACAATGGTATGCCATCTGGTTGGGATAACAACTGTGAAGATAAAGAATATATGGACCAAACAGCAGGTGGTTGGTTGTCTCCTGAAGAAATTGAAGAACAGTGGCCATGGAGTGAACAACAGTTACCAAAAACTGAAGACCTTCCATGGCTTCGTTATAAACTAACAACCAAACCAGAGGTATTACATGCGGAAACTAATGCGATTGCAAAACTTGCTAAGTCTACACAATCTGGTTTGGGTGCTACTATGTTTATTACCCATGCTCCATGTTTGGAGTGTGCCAAACTTATATACCAAAGTGGCATTAACAGTGTTCTATATAGGAACTCTTATCGTAGCGATGATGGTATCAATTTTTTACAAAAAGCGTCCGTTAAGGTAGAAAAAATATGAGTAAAATTTATACATCACAGGTCATTGAGATTTGTGAAAATGGTGATGCAATAATTGAATTGCCAGATGAACTTATGAAAGAAATGGGTTGGAAAACAAATGACCTATTGAACATTGACTATGTTGATGGGCAAGTTATTGTAAGTAAGATTACTGAAACTCGTTGGCAAAGATACTGGAGAATCTTCAAAGATTTTCTAAAGAAAACTAAATATAAAGCAGGTTGGTGAAACAGTATCACAGAGGACTCATAATCCTCAGTTCCGGTGCAACTCCGCGGCCTGCAACCAATAGGATATATTATGACTGATATGAATAAAGACGTTAATATTTTTATTGACGCATGTGACCAAGTTCCCAGTATAGAGAACATTAGTCTTTACCGTAACCTCATTAATGAGGAATTCTGGGAATTTCAAGACGCACTTAAAGCCAAAGATGATGTAGAACAACTAGATGCATGTATGGACATGATTTGGGTTATTCTAGGTTACTGTCGCATGAAAGGCTTTGAAGTACCTGGTGCTTGGGCCGAAGTTGCTCGTAGCAATCTATGCAAGATTGATTCTGTGACTGGTAAAGTTATTAAGAATGAATCAGGTAAAGTTATGAAACCTGAAGGATGGAGTGCTCCAGTACTTGCACCTTTCATTAAACTGTGATATAATATCGTTATGGATGAAGATACTAGAGAAATTCTTTTAATTCTGCAAGAAGAATGTGCAGAAGTCACTCAAGCAATAAGCAAATGTTTTCGCTTTGGTCCTGACCAATTAAAACCTGGTAAAGACCGAACAAACATTCAAATGTTGCAGGAAGAATTGGGTGACCTTCTAGCTATGATTGATTTGCTTGTAAAGAAAGATGTTGGCGTTGATTGGAAAGAATTGATGTTAGCAAAGCAAAACAAATTTCTAAAACTTAAACAATGGAGTAATATTGAAATTGAGTAATATCAATACATCAAAACTCGCCTATCAAATGGCAGTTGAAAACAAACTTCAGGCATACAAGTATGACCTGTTTCTGCGTGAGTTTGACAATATGGTTGAACTCGTTGGTCTAGTTAATGACCCAACCCTAGACATGGCCGACTTCCGCGGTCGTGAAATGTTGTTCCCCAAGAAGTGGGTAACATTGAAAACCTTTTTTGCAGAAGAAAGGATCAAAGTATGAGTGTGAAACTCCTTACTTTTAAAACAAATCAAACCATCATCGGCGATGTTGAATATGTCGGTGGTGAATATACTGTAAAGCAACCTGTTCAGGTTATTGTACAGCCAACCAAAGATGGTCCAATGATGGGCTTCTCACCATTCTTAGATTTCTGTGAAGAATTTAATGTCGGTATTAAATTTTCTTCATCGGACATTCTTACTATAACTACACCAGCACCCGAATTGCATAATCAATACAATCAAGTGTTTGGTTCTGGCATTCAAATCGCATCTTCTATTCCTAAATTTTAATGAGTGATTTTTACACTAATGTAATTTGTGTTGGCAACAACATTCTTTACAGAGGCGTAGAAAACGGTAGGCGTGTAAAACTCCGCGTGGGTTACACGCCTACAATGTTTTTGCCTTCCAAGAAAGAAACAAAATGGAAAACTCTCCATGGTGAATACCTGGATGAAGTTCCCATGGGTTCAATTCGTGATTGTAGAGACTTCATTAAACGATATGAAGATGTTGAAAACTTTAAGATTTATGGTAACACAAGATATGAATATGCCTATATTGCTGATGAATTCAAAGGTGCAATTGATTGGGACCAAGCCAAGATTAACATTGCAGTCATTGATATTGAAGTCGGCTCCGAAAATGGCTTTCCTGACCCATACCAAGCAAATGAGCCAATCACAGCGATTGCCGTAAAGACACTTGATGGTGATATGAAAGTATATGGTTGCGGCAGTTTTAATAACAACCGTGATGATGTTACTTACATAAAGTGCAGGGATGAATATGACCTGTGCAAAAGATTCCTAGACGATTGGAAATACAATACGCCAGATATCATTACTGGTTGGAACACTCGCTTCTTTGATATTCCATATTTGATTAATCGTTTTGTTAAGATTCTTGGTGAAGATGAAATGAAGTATCTTTCACCATGGGGAATTGTGCAAGAACGAAAGACTAATATCAAAGGTCGTGAATTAATCTCGTATGAAATCTATGGTATTTCATCACTAGACTACATTGAATTATACAAATGGTTTGCTCCTGGTGGTAAGTCACAAGATTCATATCGCTTGGACAATATTGCCTACATTGAACTAGGTAAGAAAAAACTTTCTTATGATGAATTTGAAAACTTGCATCAGTTGTATAGATTAAACTATCAAAAGTTTATTGAGTATAACATCGTTGACGTTGAGTTGATTGTTGAATTGGAAGCTAAGTTAAAGTTGATTGAATTATCTTTGACACTTTCATATGATACCAAGTCTAACTATGGTGATGTGTTTACACAAACTAGGATGTGGGATGCTATCATCTATAACTATTTGCTTGAACGAAACATCGTTGTGCCTCCTAATGAGACAAGCGTTAAAGATGGTGCTTTTGAAGGTGCGTATGTAAAAGATCCACAAGTTGGTGTGCATAATTATATTGCATCGTTTGACTTGAATTCTTTGTATCCGCATTTGATGATGCAGTACAATATTTCACCAGAAACAATCGTTGAAGTGAAAGATTATGATGCCAACATGCGTCAGATGATTTCTGATGGTGTTAATGTTGAAAAGATGCTGACCAAAGAAGTTGATACTTCAAAAATGCAAGGTGTGACTATTACTCCGAATGGTCAATTCTTCCGTACCGACAAGCAAGGTTTCTTGCCTAAGATGTTGGAAGAAATGTATGAAGACCGAAAGAAGTTTAAGAAGATGATGATTTCGGCTAAACAGGAATACGAAAAAGAAACAGATGCCAATAAGAAGTATGAATTGAAAAAGAAGATTGCTCGGTATGACAACCTGCAACTGGCCAAGAAAGTTTCATTGAATTCTGCTTATGGTGCGATGGGTTCACAATACTTCCGATTCTATGATTTGCGCCTAGCACTTGGTGTTACTTCCGCTGGTCAACTTTCAATTCGTTGGATTGAAGAAAAGATTAATAAGTATATGAATGACTTGTTAAAAACGAATGGTGTAGATTATGTTATTGCCTCAGACACAGATTCAATTTATCTCCGCCTTGGTGAGTTGGTTGATAAAGTGTATTCAAAGAAAACGGATGTTAACCAACTTATCTCCTTCATGGACCGTGTCTGTGAAGATAAGATTCAACCATATATTGATAAGAGTTATCAAGAACTTGCTACGTATGTCAACGCATATTCCCAAAAAATGCAAATGAAGCGTGAAGGCTTGTCCAACAAAGGTATTTGGACAGCAAAGAAACGCTACATTCTGAATGTGTATAACAACGAAGGTGTTCAGTATGCCGAGCCTCAGATGAAAGTCATGGGTCTTGAAATGGTAAAGTCTTCTACACCATCTTCTATTCGTGACAAGATGAAAGAAGTTATAAAATTGATGGTAACTGGTACCGAAGATGATGTGCAAGAATTCATTGCTGACTTCCGCAAAGAATTCAGAACACTACCGATTGAAGAAATATCTTTTCCTCGTTCGGTCAATGGTTTGAAGACATACACCGACAAAGCGCAAATATATACTAAGGGTACACCGATTCACGTTAAGGGTGCTTTGTTGTATAATTACCTGTTGAATAAACATAGTTTAACAAACAAGTACCCCAAGGTTCAAGAAGGCGAGAAACTAAAATTTACCTACTTGATTCAACCGAATCCAATCAATGATACGGTAATATCGTATCCAACACGCCTGCCTACTGAATTTGGACTTGACAATTACATTGATTATGAGTTACAATTTGAGAAAGCGTTTCTTGACCCAATCAAAATCATTTTAGATTGTATTGATTGGCAAGTTGAGAAGACAAGTTCCCTGGCAGATTTTTTCTAAAGGATAATTATGAGTTTATTGGACAAAATTAAAAAGAATTCTACGATTAAAGATAGTGCAATTCTATCTAAATCAAAATTCTTTACTGAGAAAGATATGATACCAACATCCATTCCTATGGTCAATGTTGCTCTATCTGGTAAATTAGAAGGCGGTCTAACGCCTGGTCTTACAATGTGGGCTGGTCCATCAAAGCACTTTAAGACTGCATTTAGTTTGTTGATGGCTAAATCTTACATGGACAAATACGATGAAGCAGTCCTTATTTTCTACGATTCAGAGTTTGGTACTCCGCAGTCTTATTTTGATACTTTTGGTATTGACACAGAGCGGGTGCTCCATACTCCTCTTACAGATATTGAACAACTCAAATTCGACATAATGAAACAGTTGGAAGGTATTGAGCGAAACGATAGAGTAATGATTATCATTGATTCAATTGGTAACCTCGCATCAAAGAAAGAAATTGATGATGCACTTGAAGGCAAATCAGTTGCAGATATGAGCCGCGCAAAACAAGTTAAGAGTTTGTTCCGTATGGTTACACCTCACTTGAATCTAAAAGATATTCCAATGGTTGTTGTGAATCACACATACAAAGAGATTGGTTTGTATCCAAAAGATATTGTTGGTGGTGGTACTGGTTCATATTACTCTGCTGATAACATCTTCATCATCGGTCGCCAACAAGAAAAAGATGGCACAGAAATTACTGGCTACAATTTCATTATCAATGTAGAAAAGTCTAGGTATGTCCGCGAGAAGTCTAAGATTCCAGTTAGTGTATCTTATGATGGCGGTATCAACAAATGGTCTGGTTTAATTGATATTGCACTTGAATCTGGTCATGTTCTTAAACCAACAAATGGTTGGTACTGTAAAGTTGATAAAGAAACTGGCGAAACTGGAGACAAGAAACGCCTTGCTGATACTCAGAATGAAGAATTTTGGGGTGAGATTCTTGCAAGCGAGGACTTCAAAGATTTTGTGAGGAAGAAATATGAAATCTCTTATGGTAACATTATGGGGCAAGATGATGTTCTGGAAGAAGCCGAAGAAGTTTAAAGAAAGCGTAGATTTCAAACTTCACGACTTTGA